TTGCCGACCGCTATCTCTGTGCCAAGCGCGGGTACAGATCGAAATTTTGTGAGCGCACCACCCACAGCTACACGTCGATGACCAACAAAGATTGGGACGATGCAGACAGGCGTGCCGACGCCATGTCGCTCCGTGAGCTCAAACATGTCGATGCCCGATATAGCGTAGTTGCATATCGTAAGACTCTAAATGGCGTCCTATTAAATACTGACATTTTCGGGCAACTTACTGGAGTCCCCGACTTTCTTCTCATTTCACATGAGTTGTTGGCACAACTAAATACACCGAATGTTATGCTGACGAACGACCCGCTAGTTGTTCAAGAAAGATTGCTCACATCGGTAAAGTCCATACACACCGTCAATATAGACAAAGATCTATACCAACAAGGTGAAGATGTGGCGGGGAACACCGTTGAGGTGGCGCAAGGCCTGTGGTACCAGAACCGCCAGGCGCGCACCCGGTGTTTCTGACTCGCCCCAGCGTGAATGGAGGGCATAGGTTGTACACGTCCGGTTACCGCTACCTGGAGAATTCCATGGATAAGGTTGCGGACGTGAAAAATGACGCAGTGGTTTCAAAACCGCGTCAGGTGTCCTTGGGAAGGCGCCCTGTAGTCCAGATTTCTTTGGGACCCGTTGTTGTTGGAGCAGTTCGCCCACATCCGGATCCCCTGGACCCAGATACAACCATCGCTGGGGTGAAACATAGGTTTCTAAGGAAACCGCCCACGCCTGAAGATGTGCTTCTGAAGAAGTTCAGATTGCACTGCAGGCGTCAGGTCCGGAAGGAATTTGTCCCCCTTGCTTCCGATGCAGATGTGAGCGTTGAGCGTTGGCTAAGCCACACTGATTACCCCGACTGGAGACGACAAGAGCTCCGGGTTCAATGGGATGGCGTTGCGAGTATGTGGGATCCAGATAAATCCCACCGCTACTTCCGATGCAGTTCTTTCATGAAAGACGAGGATTATCCAACCTACAAGCACGCCCGGGCTATCAACTCCCGGTCAGATGCGTTTAAGTGTGCTGTGGGACCTGTCTTTAAGCTGATAGAAGAGCAAGTGTATCAACACAAGGCCTTTATCAAGCATGTTCCAGTTGCGGATCGCCCTGATTATATTATGAGCTATCTACACCGTGAAGGAGCTAAATATGTCGCCACTGACTATACAGCGTTTGAAAGTCTGTTTGTGCGCAAGTTGATGGACGCCTGTGAGTTTGAGCTATACTCATACATGACGCAACATTTACCCTATGGTGGGGAATTCATGCGCCTGGTACGCGAAGTGCTGGGCGGGCGCAATTTGTGTGTCTTCAAGGACTTCAAAGTGATGGTTGATGCCACTAGAATGTCCGGCGAAATGTGCACCTCGCTAGGCAACGGGTTTTCTAACCTGATGCTAATGCAGTTCGTCTGCGCGGAAGCAGGCTGCCGTGAGGTGTTAGGAGTGGTTGAAGGAGATGATGGTCTCTTTACCATGGTTGGGACGCCCCCAACCGCAGCGGATTTTGCCCGATTGGGCTTGATCATTAAGATGGAGGTGCATGACACCATCTCCACCGCATCTTTC